ATGTCGGACACGTCCGCCTATGAACAGCTTGCCCAGCGCATCCAGATAGAGATCGCCGGAGCGAACCGCCGCGAGATCCGCCAAGTGCATCTGCGTCCCCGAGAGGACGATGACGTCGAGGCATGGGAGCGGATCATCGGCGAGATCGACGAGAACGAGAACGTGGCCATCACGCGAACCCCGGAGGGCTGGCTGGTCAGTTGGGTTCCGTCGGAGGTGTGAAATGGCCACCGGCCGTGAGGCTTTGCTGTGGCGGAAACGGCTGGAGCGTCGCGGGTGGGTCAGCTTGCGCCGGGGGCCGGCGCCCAGCGGCCAAGTGGTGGAATATCACGTAGTGTGGCAGGGCTGGCTGATCAGCGGTCGTGTGCAGCTGGGCCGACGTGATCGTCGATCAGAATGGTGGGAGCCGGGGTCGCCGACGTATCTGCTCGAACGGCGGCACGATGTCACGGAGGGAGTGTGGCGGTATTGCCGGCGTCGCGGGGCGCGGCTGGGACAGGTTGCCAAACGCGTGCCATGGCAGTAGGGCCATCCCTGGCCATGGTCTTCAACTTACTTGCGGAGATGTGGCGTCGGCTAGCCTCCTGGCGGCGGCTCCAGCGAGAGCGCGCATGCGCCTGACATCACAATCTCACCCTAGTCCCTAGGGGGCCTCCGCATTGTAAGAGATCACGCCCGCGCGTTGTCATCCGGCTCAATCAACGATGCATCGTCGTTTGCTGGTCGATTGACGCGGCGGCTTACCGGCCAGTGTGTAAGGAGAGCGCCATCGAGGTGGTGCACAGCTGAGCGAATGGCTTCACGCTCCTGCAACTCAGGATCGAGCCAATCATCGAAACTGTCATCGGCAAGGACGAGCGGCATGCGGTCGTGGATGTCGGCAGCACATCCACGGGCCGGTTCGGTGATGATGGCACAGCAGGCTGCGTCATCACCGTAGTCGGCCCATATACCGGCCAGCCAGAGCATTTTGCGATCGGACCGGCATAGGAAGTGAGGCTCCTTGCCGCCAGGCATGGGGAGCCACTCATACCAGCCATCCGCAGGGATGACGCAGCGATGGTGCTTGAACGCTGCCTGGTAGTAGCGGCTGGATGTGAGCTTCTCTACACGAGCATTGATCGGCTGGGGTGCGTCGGGGCCTGCCCACGATGGACGATAACCCCACCACAGTCGGTCGAGAGTTGGAGCTGCGTCATCGTCTCTCCGCCGAACGCCAGCAATCCACGTGCCCGGTGCGACGTTGTATCGCCCGGTGAGCAACTCCCACATCTCGCGCGGCGAAAGCCGCTGCAGTGGGGGTGGTGGGTCGGAGTAGATCGCGAAGCGTCCACACATAGGGAGGAGTATAGAAAGAGTGGCCTTCCCTGGCCGGGACAATCCCTTGCCCACCGACTGTGACGCAGGGAGTGTGGCACTGCAACCTCTGTGAAGCGCATGCTGAGATCGCGTCACGGATTCAGCGTAGTACCAGGTTCCTCATACTGTCGAACACGAGCCTCACCTTCCAGCCAGCTACCAAACTATCGGATCATGGATAGCGTCAGAGAGTGTGACGCTTCACCCCTCACCCGCCGCGCTCAGGGCATAGATGTCCACCCCGGGCCCATGCTCCTTGTAGAGGGTGTAGAGGCCGAGCCCGCGCAGCAGCTCCCCGGCCCAAAACCCGTAGAACATGCCCTCGTCATCGCTGGGCGAGGCCCAGGGCGTCCAGCTGCCGTTCATGGGATGCCCGGGTGTCGGCGTGACGGTGTAGTTGTTCTGGATCTGGGTGAACAGCGTCTCGATCAGCCAGGACAGCCCCTCGACCTCGCTGCCGGCCATCGCCGCAAAGCACGCCGCACCGAGGTACAGCCCGCTCATGTGGCCCACGAAATCGTGTTCGGCCGTCGGATCCGGGGCGCTGGCCGAAGGGAACTCGGTAGGCGCCCGGCCGCCGCTGCGCTGCATGAAATCGACCAGGTAGAGGCACCAATATTCGGTGTACGCCCGCAATCGGGGCGGCACCGGCTGGCCTCGGTGGGCGAGTTCGAACCACGCCCGCGCGCCGGCCATCATCGCCCTCGGCTGGTAGCCGTCCCACGCGTGACCGTCGCCCCAGTGGTACATCGTCCAGGTGTTCGCCGGGCCGTACTCGGTCGCGTCCCAGCGGTTCCAGATATACGCCGAGGCCACCGGGCCCAGCACGCCCATCTCGGTGGCATACCACTGTTGCGCGTCCCACAGGAACTCGATCTGATTGTCGATCCATGTGTCGTACTGCGGGTCATCGTGGATCGTGTAGATCATCGGGTATTGATAGCCCGGGTACGGCAGGCCGCGCCACGGCCCGATCTGGGACGACCCGTCCTCATAGATGTTCGAAAACGGGATCGTCCCGGGGCAGTAGTCCAGGGAATCGAGCCGGTAATGGCGCATGGTGCAGTCACCGACGATGGCGGTGAACGCCGCCGTTGCCGACAGCTCGAGGGTAAACAGGATCGTCCAGCCATCGGTTAGCCCGAATCGCTCGGGCAGCGCATTGACGCAGTAGTAACTGAACGTGCGATCGGTGTCGCCGCCGTTTTCCAGCAGCACCGTCAGCTGGTCCACGGTGCTCAGCACCGGGGCAGCCGGATCGGGGTCGCCGTCATGCTCGGGCTGATAGCCCGACAACACCATGTCGTTGGGATCGAGGGTCGCCAGCTGCCAGCCGCCCTCGGTCGCCGGCAGGATCCAGTACCAGCGCCACATGTCGTCATCCTCGATGCGCAGGTCGAACTCAGCATCGGAGCGGTAGACGATCTGGGTCACGGGCGCGCGGCCGGTGCTCGTCCCCCAGAACCCGATGATGAACCCGGCGTCGCTGTCGGGGAATGCCGCCTCGACGATCTTGCCGGGCCGGCCGTCGTAGATCCCCTCCTCGAGGCGCTCGGCCCAGGTGCACCCACCGTAGTCGGTCACCGCCGACGACTCGGCGACCAGGTATGCCTCGCCGGTGGCGGGATCGACCTCGCGGACCAGGTGGCTGATCGGCACGTCATGCACCACCGGAACCGCGCTGGACGCGGCCGGCAGGTCGACGAACCAGGCCTCCTGCTCGGGGGTGTCCTCCTTGGCCTGGTTGATATTCAGCGTGGCGCGGCAGGCCATGGGGCTACCGTCAGAGACGTCGGCGCCAACGGTCACCCGCAACACCGAGTCCGCATTGATGCGGAACCACACCGATTGCTGCTCGAGGAACAGGTCGCCGGCCTCGGGTAGGCTCGCGGTGATATAACCCTCAGCGTCTCGGCCGTAGCTCACCGCCAGTGCGCTCGGGTAGGTGTAGTCGTAGCTGATCCCGTCGGTGAACGGCGTTCCCGCCGTCGGGCTTTGCCGAAAAAACCGATCGGTCGAGTCGATGTAGGTGTACTCGTGGGCGGTAAAGAACACGCTATCGAGCGCCTTCTTATAGCGCGTGTCGCCAGTGATCTGCCACAGCAGGTAGCAGGCATCGACGAACCACACCTCGGCGTCGGCCGCGTTACCCATCTGGTTGTTGCCGCCCAGGAGCGGCGCATGCACCGGCCGGTTGTGCCAGGGCTCATTGCGGGCGAACTCATAGCCGCCATCGGCGACCGGCAGGCGCACGGCATAGTTGAACAGATAGACGCCGTTGATCGTGGTGTCCTCGAGCTGCACGAGACCGCGATCGGCCGCCGCCACCCCCTCCTGGAGGATGTCGCCGGCGCCGCTGACCCGCGTGCCGGCCCAGGTCTGAATCCACGCGACCGGATAGGTCGGCGGCGGGGCCTCCCCGCCCCACACCGGGGTATAGGTGGCACCGAGATAACCCGGCCAGTCGATCCACGCCAGCGGGTCCCACGGCTGTGACGGGGCCGCCACCTGGTGGCTGTCGTAGACCGCTTGCCAGTCGATCAGTCCGTCGACGTCCTCCTGGATCGCGCGCACCGAGGCATTGATCGCCGAATAGGACATATGCCCCCGGTGGGCGAACGTGGCCACGTCGAGATACTCGCCCCAATACGGCGCCCCGTGGGGGATCTGGGCGCGGCCATTGGTGAACACGAGCGGCACGCCTTTGAAACCGCCGCCGGTGGGGTCGCTCGGGTTGACCGGATAGTTGGCCAGCACCGGCTCCTTGCCGTTGACCAGCCAGTTGCAAATCCACCGTTGCGGCGTCTCGGGCACCGGCTGGCCGCGGTAGAAATAGGCGACGTAGGCATCCCAGTGGAACTCGGCCGCCTCGAGATACTCGGGCTTGCCGGTCGCTAGATAGGCGTAGCAATAGCCGATGATGTGCAGCGCCTGCCCCTCGGTGGTCGCGTCCCCGTTGGGCTGGTACTCCATCCGGGTATCGCCCAGGAAATGACGATTGTTGGCCAACACGCCCTGGGTGTTCTGAACGAAATGATCGGTGTGAGCGTCCTGGGTGTCGCCGGTGTTGGCCTGCAGGAAGCGGTGATGCCCCTCGATCATGTTGACGGCGGCGGCACAGCCGCCGGCGTCATAGGGCCGAAAGCTGCGAGTGCCGGTCGGATTAAACATGGTGCCACCCCCCGTTGTAGTACCCCAGCCACGCCGGCGCGCCGTCGACCAGGTGCGCCATCAGCGTCACCGAGTCGAGCGAGCCCGCATCGTAGGTGAGCACCGGCGCCCGGTTGCCGACCCAGTGAATGTTCGCCGGCCAGGTCACCTGGTTGGCCCCCGTGCCCTGGCGTAGCAGCAGGGTGACCACCCGCGCCCGCCCGTTGTCGATCGCCGGCGTCGGGATCGTCAACGCCACGCTGGGCGCGCTCAGCGTGAGATCGAACACCCCATCGCCCGCCGACGCGTCCAGGGTGTATGTCTCCTCCTCCGCCGCGGCCTCGGTGTAGATGACCTCCGAGGTCGCCGAGGCCTCCGCCGCCTCCTGTGCCGTCTGGGCCTCGCCGAGATAGGCCAGCATCTGATCGAGCGCGTCCTGGATCTGCCCCGGCTGCACCGGGGCATATTCGGCCTCGATCGCCGCCGGCAGACTCATCGACGAATTGGCGTCAGCGACCAGCGCGCCGAGGCGAACGCGTCGGCCATTCTCGAGCCAGTAGACGTTGTAATAGCCCGGCTCCAGGTCGATCGAGTAGGTGCCATCGACCTGGGTCGTGAAATAGGCGTCACTGCCGACCAGCACCCCGTTGATGGTGGTGTGAGTGGCCTCAAACTGGATAGTGACGGACGCAAGAGGCCCGCCCGCGTTGTACAGAACGCCGGTCAAACGCATGGGATTTCCTCGGGATTACAGGTGGGCGCGGAACGCGACGCCGACATCGTACTCGGCGGTATTCTCGATGCCGTCGATGGCCGCCAGGACCTTGGCCTTGGCCGCAAAACCGCGACGCTGGGCGGTGAGAATCGCCTCGTACAGCGCGCGCATCGCCTCGACGCTGTCGATCGTCAGCGCCTCGCCGGTGGCGAACCAGGTGAACGGCAGCGGCTGCGCGCCAGCGAGCAGCTCGTCGAGCTTGTCGCGGGCGTTGACCCGCGCTTCCAGGTCGATACGGATCTCGACGCCACGATGCGCGGTGGTGCCCTGTCGATAAGCGTCATGCACCCGCGACAGCTCGGCCCGTAGATCCTCGCGCGTGACCTCGCCCGCTGGCGGCTCGACCGCCGCCACCGGCGGCGACACGAACGTCCCGGTCGCGGCATCGTAGCGGTCGCCCACCCGTGCGCGGTCGCTGACGACCCACCCCTGGTCCGCGGCGAACGCCTCGTCGTTCACACGGGCGATGTTGACGACCGTGCCGTTCTCAATGATCGCTGCTTTCATCGTTACCACTCCCATACCCGCACGACGCCATCAGCGCCGTCGCCTGCCGTATTGCCTTGGGTGCCACCCCCGCCGCCGCCGGGGAACTGGCCGTCGCCGGCCACGCCGGTCAGTGACCCCGCACCACCGTCACCGGCGTTGGCTGACGCTCCACCGGGAGAGGTGCGGGCCCCACCGCCGCCGCCGCCCATCACGCTGTCGCCGCCGCGAGCATGGAGGCCATATTCATCGCCACCCGCGCCGCTGGCGTAGCCCGGCAGCCCCCCGAGGGACTCGGCCTGGGATTTGCCATCGATGCCCCCCGGCGCCACCAGCGCAGCGAACTGGCTGTCGCCGCCCCCGGTGGGGTTTCTGGCCCCCACACCACCCGCGCCGACGACAACGCTTACCGAGGCCGCCAGGTCGGCGACCCGGAACAGCCGGGCGGCATAATGCCCCCCGGCGCCCCCGGTGCCGCTATTGGGCGCGGCGGCATTGAGCCCGCCCCCACCGCCGCCGATGGCTTCGACATACACCCAGCTCGAGGACGGGTCGGGCGTGAACGACCCCGAGCTGGTGAACTCGGTATACCCGGTCTGCAGGGCATCCCCCCATTCGACGCCGCTCTCATCAGCCTTGACGATCAACGGGCGGCGGCCGTTGCCCTCCAGCGATGGCAGCCCGGCGCCAGCCTGGGCGGCCGCCGCGGCGACTTCGGCCGAGTCGTGGTATCCCCGGGCCTTGGCGGCATGGTGGCGGGCGGAAAACTTGCCGGTCTCGACCTGGACGTCTTCCATCTCGTCCGCCCAGGCCTCGGCCTTGTTGCGGGCCCCCACCGCCGATGACTGCGCCGACTGAGCGCCCTGGCGGGCCTGCGCGGCGGCGGTCGCCTCACCCTCGGTCGCTTCGAACACGGCCTCTTGCCAGTTGATGGCGGCGACCAGCTGCTGCCGATACGGGTCGAGCGCCGCGACGAACGGGTCGGCCTTGTCGGCGAACGCCGTGGGCGTGTCGGTGCGCTGCGGCGCCGGCGGCAATGGGGTCAGCGTGGGCTTTTCAGGGATGGCCATCAGACCTCCTCGACTTCAATAGTGGCTTCGGAAAACGCGTGGTTCTCGAACGTGATGCGCATGTTGCGATAGATCCCGTACACGACGAGCGAGGTATGCCAGGTGACCCCGACAAACAGCGTCGGCTGGGCCCGCACATCGGCGAGCACCTGGGCCACGGTGTCGGTGATGCGCCGGTCCATGCGAATCCGGTAGTCCGCCACCTTGGTGTACCGCCGCTCGACGATGCGCAGGTTGCCCCACTCGTCGCGCTCTTTTTTCGAGTAGTCGATGATGCTCGTGCCCGAGCCCCACTGGGTGTTGCCCAGATTGACCGAGCGCCCGGCGATCAGCTCGCCGATCTGCGCCTCGTGGTCGACCTCCTCGACGGCAACGCGAATCACCGCATCCAGCGCGGTCGGCAGGTCGGTCAGGATCAGCTGCGTGCGGCGGTCGATCGGGGTGTTGAAATACGAGTGCCAGTTCGACTCCTCGAGCCCGCCCGACAGCGGCTCGCGCTTCTCGTAGATGCGCCCGTCGGCCGGGGTCTCGACGATGACGTGGGCAAACACGCCGCTGATATTCAGCAGCGCCACGCTGTCGACGAACGCGCCCGGCGTCAGCGTCAGGGCGATCCCGTTTGCCGTCTGGGCGTCGTCATAGGCGTGATAGACCGCGGGGTCGTAGGGCTCGAGCGCCCGGCTGGCGTTGCGCACCCGCTCGTCATAGATCCGCCACGGCCGGGTCGCCCCGACCACCGCCCAGGACGGTGCCGTCAGCTCGACCCCTTCCTCGGGATCATCGCCGTTGTCGTCGACGAGCGACTCGTACACCAGGTGCGTGACGGTCTTGATGACCCGATCACCGTTGGCATACGGCGCATCGCCCGAGGACCACTCGGGCGCGTCATCCTCGGGCACATTGACGGACGTCATCACCGTGTCATCCACGGCGATGGGCCGAATCATTTGCATATCAGACCCTCGATTCAGGAAGGCCGGCATACTCCCACCGGCGGTGCAGGTCGGCGCTTTGGGACGCGCTGTCGGCGGTGGTGCGGGCATAGCCGCGCACTCGCTCCAGCTCCTGGCGCATCGCCCGTATCTCCTCGAGCAGCTCGCTATAACTGGCCCCGCCGCCGGTGCCACCGCCCAGCGGCATCGGCACCGGTACCGGCATGCGCATCGGCAGGTCACCGTTGAGCAGCGCGCGCACGGCCGGCGCCTCCTCGGCGGTGGCCACCAGCTCGTCCTTGTGCAGAATCGCGCGGTACTCGTCGAACGGCACACGATTGAGGCCGTCGCGGTGGGCGCCGTGGGCCTTGTCGTCCTCGATCCATCCGCGGATGTCGCTCAGCGATGCGCCCTCGCGCATGCGGTCGAGATACCACTCGAGGCCCAGCTGATCGGCGTTGCGATTGAGCACATCGTTATAGATGTCGTTGATGGCCTGGCCGGCGGGTGACAGCCCGCTGGCGTCGACGTACTCGCCGTCGGGTAGCACGTCGCCCCGGCCGTTGTCGCTCGGCGAGGCGATGATGCCCTCGAGCTGATCGGCGATGTGGGCCGGCAGCGAGCCGAGCAGCGCACTGAACGTGTGGATGCCGTCGAGCATGCCGATCTGCGTGGTCAGCTGCTCGACCAACGTCTCGCGGGCCTGGTCCTGCAGCGCCAGCTGATCGGAGGCGATGGACTCGATCGAGCCCAGCTCGTGCACGCTCTCGCCGTACTCGTCCTCCAGGCCGGCGATGTCGCCGGTGACCTGGCCGAACGCCCGCGCATACTCGAGCGAGGTCGAGGCGTTGTCACGGGCGAGATCCAGGTAGTCACGAGACGCGCCGGACAGCGCGCTCACGGCATCCGGATCGCCACCGGCCTGGTCGACCAGGTCGGACCACTGCCCCCGCGCCGTCGCCAGCCGCGCCGGCGTCGACAGCGTCGAGGCCTCGCCCAGGGCGAGTTCCCGCAACAGCGATTGCAGCGAGGCGATGGCCTTGCGCTCATCGGCCAGCTGCGCCTCACGCTGTTTGGCGACATCGTCGGCGGTGGTCATCACCTGCTGATAGGTCGACAGCGCGCCCTGGATGGTGTCGATCGACGACTCGGGGAGGATGATGCCGGCGAAGGCGTCTTGCAGGGCACTACCCTGTGCCTCCATCGCCTCGACGTAGCGGTCGAGTTCCGGGACCAGCTGCAGGATCGCCGCATACTGCTCGCGGCCGGACTCGGTCGCCTGCTCGAGGCCCTCCACCAGGTTGCGAACGCCCCGCTCGGTGGTCGGCAGCTCGAGGCCCAGCTCGCCGAATCGCGCCGCAAGATCCTCGCCCAGCCGCGCGATCTTCTCGTCCTCGGAGTAGAAGGCGTCGTAGTAGCCCTGCTGCAACGACGCCAGGTTCTGCGTCCCGCCCACCAGCTCGGCCAGGCCGGCGGATGCTTCATAGGCCGACACCTGAGTCATGTCGAGCTGCAGATTCAGCGACTCGACCGCGCCTTCCATTACCGCATACGCGCCATTGGCGAGCGCCGCTTGCTGAACGATCTCCTGGGTGTTGCCCTCGAGACCTCTGACATACTCGCCGAGCGCACCGCTGATCTCCTCGAACACCTGGCCATAGCGCTCGGTCATTATCCCGGCGATGTCCCCCGGGGTGCTGGTCTCGCCGTAGTAGCCCTGGGCAATCTCCTGCATCCGCGCCAGCTCGTCGGAGGACTGCGCCAGCCCGGCCACCATGGTGTCCATCTGAGCGATCGCGTCGACAACGCTCTGAGCCTCGTCGACGTCCCAGAGATCCTTGATCTCGTGGCTGTTGGATGCGTCGAACCCCACCGCGCCGAGGCCGCCGGTCGCGACGATGCCGTTATCCCAGCGGTGGCCCTGCTCCGATGGGCGACGCTGCAGCGCGATGTCCAGGTCGTTGTTCGGCGAGCCAAACAGCGTGTCGCCCACGCCGCCGAGAAACCCACCAATGGCGGCGCCGAGATACGTCCCGACGACCGGGAAAATCGAGCCGACATAGGCGCCGATGGCGGTGCCGGCGGTGGCCCCGACGTTGGAGTTGGCCTGCTTGTCGGAGACCATGCCGCCGACCTGGGAGCCTGCCCAGCTGCCCGCCATGCCGGCGCCAGCGGTATAGAGGCCTGACATAGCACCGCTCGCCAGCGAGCCGCCCGACGCACTGGCAGCGCCAGAGGCGTTCCCGGCCCATCCGCCATAGGTGTTCGTCCCTACTGACGACGCCCAGCCACCGCCGCCATAACCGACCGCAGCCGTACCGGCCGCACCAGCAGAAGCGCCACCGAAGAACTGGTCATAGGCCCATTTGCCGCCCTTCGCGAGGGTGCCCATGTCCATGCCACCCGACTGGCTGCCGCCCAGGATCCCGCCGCCAGCCTGCCCCTCGCCGGTGATCATCGCCTGGATCGGGATGATCAACTGACGGGTGGTGAGGTTGTGGGCGATTTGGGCCATGCTGTCGAGCAGGATGTCCTCGAGCGAGTCCATCGCATCCTGGGAGCCATCCAGCAGGCCACGCCACTGATCCACGAACGCATCGTCCAGGCGCTCCACGCCCCGCTCCATGACGGTCAGCGACGCATCAAAGGCGCTCTCGACGCCCTCAGCCGCTCGTTCGCCTTCGAGTCCATACGCCTCGGCAGCCGTGCCGGCGTTGCGGTAGCTGTCGTCAAGCCGGCGCATGGACTCCGCCAGCCACTCGTTGCTTTTGTTCTCCTGTAAGGCGTACTGGACCAGGGACGCCTTGTCCTCTGCGTACTGGCGTTGTGAGGCCTGGAGCGGATAAAGCTCGTCGACAAGAGACTGGGCACCGGTGGCCTGCTGCTCGAGCTGCTTGGTCAGCTCCGCGGCCGCCTGCGTCTGGCTGACGATCGTCTCGGTGTTGTGGTCGTTGGACTCGCTGTTCTCGTCCGTGGCGTTGGTGCCATCGACGACGGCACTGGACCAACGGCCCCATAGCTCGATGCGACTCTCGTTGCGCTGCTGCTCGAGCCCGCGCAGCTTCTCCTGAGCTTCGGCCAGGGCATTGATGCCGGCCACCTGCTCCGAGAGGTTGCCCACACCGGTGATGCTGTAACCGTCATCCTCGGCGCGCAGCTTCGCGACCTCTTCACGAGCGGCCGCCGCCTTGAGGGTAGCCTCTTCCAGGGAGGCATTCAGGGAAGCGAGCGATTGGCCCAGGTCCTCCCCGGACATCTCGCCCAACTCCTCGCGGAAACTCTCCAGCTCGTCCTCGGTGAGCCCGATACGGTGCTGGGTCAGTCCCAGCTCGTCGCGGAACATATAGAGCAGACCACCTGCCCCGACCAGCAGGCCGAGCGGCCCGCCCACCAGCGCCAGCGCCCCCGAGGCGGCGCGGCTTGCCCCCGCCAGCGCCCGCGAGGCGACACTGGCTCTCTGCATGGCAGCCGTATGCGTGTTCATCGCGGCAGTGCTGACCGCCTCCGCCTGGGCGACTCGCTGGTTCGCTGCGGCCAGCTGAGTAAGCGCTTTGCTGCGGTTGGCCGTGCTGCCAGTCGCGGCGGCCGTGGCCCGCGCATTGGCCAGGGCGCGCTGCGCGGCGGCCTGCTCAGACTGGGCGACGCGCAGGATCTCGGCGGTGCGCGCGGTGGCGGCTTGGGCGGCGCGGGAATCGGCCAGCGTGGCGGCATCGGTGGCCTTGATGTCGGCGACCAGTGCAGCCGTCTTCTTACCGATGGCCAGAGCCAGCTTGCCGCCATACATCGCCGCTAGGCCGCCGCCGACCACCATTAGACTTTCGACGATCTCGTCGGCGCCGCCCATGGCGTCGACGAAGTCGATGACGTTGGCCGTGGCGTCAGCCAGCCCCGGCCCCAGATCGGCGATCAGGGTGTTGGCCAGCCCCTGCGCCACGCCCTGCAGCTGGTCCATGGACTCCGCCGCTTCCACGGCGCGCTGAACCTCGATGTCGTCCATGGCCACGCCCAGGGCATCGGCCATCTCCGCCGCATCCCGCAGCCCTTCGGCGCCATTCGCCAGCAGCGGCTGCAGGCGGACCATCTCGTCGCCGAGCGACTCGAAGTAGAAGGTGCGCTGGCTGGGGTCTTCGAGCTCACCGATGGCCTCGGCGATGCGCAGGATCTGCTGGTCAGGGCTGAGCGACTGCAGCTCACGGACATTGAGATTCAGGTTCTCGAACAGGTCCGCCGCCTCGCCGCCGCCGGTGGACGCGAAGTCGCCGATCTTGTCGCTGACGTCCTTGAAGATGTCGCCGATCTTGTCGGCCTCGAGCCCCACCGACTTCCCGGCGAACTGCCACTGCTGCAGGGTGCGCGTGCTGACCTGGAGCGACTGGGCCAGGGAATTGGTGTCGGCGATCATCCGTGCCTGGCCGGCCAGATTGCTAGCGGCAAAGGCCCCAGCCAGCGCCGCGCCCACGCTCACGGCGGCGCCACGCAGCACGTCCAGCTCGCGGCTGCCCTCACCGGCGGCATCGGTCACGCCATCCAGCTGACGCCCCGCGCGGCCGGCGTCATCGCCGAACTGCCGGGCCTGACGGCCGCCGCGCTCGAAGCGCTGATTGAGTTGGTTCAGTTCCTTCTCGGTAGCCTGGATGGCCTTGAGGCCACCGCTGGCATCGCCGGTAATGATCAGGCCGGTACGGTACTGGCGGGCCATGGGCTACCTCATCATTCGTGCACAAAAAAGCCCGCCGGGTGGCGGGCTGTTGCTGTTGCTGTTGCTGTTGCTGTTGCTGTTGCTGTTGCTGTTGCTGTTGATGAGCGGATCAGTAGTAGAAGTTGATGCCCAAACTCCCTGGACTCATTTCTACGTAGCGCTTTATCTGTTTCCAGTTACGGTTTCTGAAAGTGAACTCATTCAATCCATCGACCATGTTCGAGGAAATATCATCTTCGCTTTCTACTTCCTGGCCATTGACGGCCATCAGTGCATACCCCGCCACCACCTGCCCATAAAATGGCGATCCTTTTCTCACCGAATCAACCATCAAGGTCGGCGCGGAGTACTCAGCGGTATCTTCCAACTCCTCGCCTTGATCAACGTATTTCGCCTTTGCGAGCTCCTCTTCGTCGTCGTTCGTATCAGCAGATTCGGCAGACCCCAAGCTAGTGGCTGCCAATTGATCGCACGAGTTCTTGTAGATGCTGTTGACCATGCTGAACAGGACAGCGAACAGCACCCCGGCACCTGCTTGACCAATTGCCGCCGCCCATACTGGGATGTTGGGCCCAGTGGTCCAACTGATATTACCTAGGACATCGCGCTCAGGGACGCGCATCGTGCCCAACTGATTGATAAGGAATACGGCGGCAATACAAGCCAGAATGGCTATCAGCCATACAAATGTCACCCAGCCGTCCCATCTGCATCTATCTGGTGTACTCATACCAAAAACTCCGTTTCGGGCGAAAGCTATGATGGTTACTGCAAGACGCTATAGCCGCGCCCTTCCAGGCACTTGTGCACGGCGCGCCGTTGGGCGACAACCGCGCTACCACCACCCTCGGCGGCACCGGCCACCGCACCGACACCCGCAGAGCACCCAACGGGGCCCCGCGATAGCGGTATAGTCCAGCAGACGAGCGCTCAATGCACAAAGCCCGCCGAGGCGGGCTTTGTGGGCTAAGTGTCGCAGCGCCCTGGCGGCAGGCGCGACAAAGAGCGCATACCCTCTCGCACGCTTTGGTAGACAGCAACGCAGTCGCCCACCTCCAGAGAGTCGAAGGCGTTGATTATCTGAGGTCGACCACCAGAAGGTTTCACGACGTAGCTGTAGGCATCAAACGAGTGCTCTCCGGGTTCTGCCAATCCGGCAGCAGCACCCACGATGACGCCACCGGCCAGCGTTCCCCATCCCAGCCTCGACCAGCCGCTCTCTGAAGTATCTCCTTCAAAGGGCTGTACATGCTTCACTGTACCCACCAGCAGAGCCTCATCTGCCGCTGCCGGATACTGTTGCCTTTCCAGGCCTCCGCAGCCGACCAGCAAGGTACAGGCACTAACGGCGATCAAGCGCATGATCGATGCCCTCGAAAACTGCGGAAGCGAACTCATCTTCCTCGGTGCCCGTTACCTGAATCTTATAGCGCTTCTCTGACACCACGCTGACCCGGCTATCAGGTTCAAGATCCATGACGCGAACGAGCCCCACTTCACCCCAGCTGAACGCACTCATAGGCTTGGTGAAAGTGATCGTGTAGACGCTTCCAGTTTCATCGGTTGACGTTACGTCGACGTTCAGTCCCTGCACGCTTTCCAGTGCCAGGCGCTTCACTTGAGGGTATGGGGCTTCATAGTCCCGCGAAACACCTGCACTGAGAGGTGCTTCTTTCACTGAGCTGGATGTAGCACACCCCGTCAACATCAAGGCTGCAATGCCCACCATGGCAAGCTTCATCTGTTATCTCCCTGCGAAGAGATGTTGTGTTGAGCCATACAAGGTAATCGATCAGCAAGCCCTGATGAAGGGTCACGCATTCAGACCCTCGAGCGCGCCGGCCTCCAGCTGCTGGATCTGCTCGAGCATTTCGCCCTGGGCGTCGTAGTCCAGGCGGGCGTAGCGCGGGTGGCCATAGAGGGCCTGATAATCCAGGCCCCGGTAGACGACACCGCCCATGCCGGCGATGACCTGCCACTGGGTGCGCAGCGCCGTGAACAGCTCGAGGGCGGGCCAGTGTTCGGCCCACACTTCGCAGAGCGTTTCCTCGGGCGGGTCGTCCGGGGGCGCAATACCGAATGCCTCAGCGTCGGCTGCTCGAGTATCTTCCACCAGACCGGCGCCCGCCCACCACCGGCCGGCGGCCCTCAGTTTTTTGCCGCGGCCTCGACGCGGCCCTGCTGAGCGGCGAACCAGCTCATCACCAGCGGCCGGCGCACGTAGGCCAGCTCCATCAGCTGGGCAACGAGGTCCTGGCTGAAGGGCACGGCGTTGCCCTTGTCGTCGGTGATGCCCTCGAGGCCGAGCAGGTCCTGGGCGACGAGGGCGTCGTCGTCCAGCTCGCCGGCACGCTGCTGCTCCATGATCGTCTGGGTCTTGCTGACCGGGTGCAGCGTCCAGCGGGCGTGGATGGTGGAAGGCTCGTCATCACCTGGCACCTGAATGGTGACAGGTACGGCGATGTCGGGAATCTGCTTGAGTACGAAGGTCATGGTGTCCTCGATGGAAGCAATGCCCAAGCGCCGCCCGGCGACGGCGCGGGCGGGTTACTTGAAGGTGAGGGTGAAGTCGTTGTCATCGGAGCCCGTGGGAAGAAACCGCAGGCCAATGTCGTAGTGCATGATGCCCTGGCTGTTGGTCGGCGAGATGCTACTGAGCTGCACCTGGCTGCCTTTGAGCTCGATGATGCCGCCAGCAGCATCCTTATGTGTCAGTGTCACCGGCACCAGGGACACGCCGTTGTGGCTCTCCACCGCTGAGAAATAATCCTTGGAAGCCAGGTCCGGCGCCTCGATGTTGGTGGATCCAGTGGCCTGGCGACCGGTGATTTCTACCGACTCGCAGTTGATGTCGTTGAGATATTGCACGGTGTTGCCGAGGGCGAGGGACAGCGAAGACATACAGGCTTGGTGGCTATCAATGTTTGCCGTGGTGTTCTGCTTGTTGATCGGCAATTCCTTGGCCTGCACCGCCTGAGTCGCCATCGAGGCATCCGCCGCCACTTCGGGCTTCCTGTAGAGAGCGGTGAGATCGAACTGGATATACGGTAGCCCCTGGCTATCGGCGGTGAGCGACCAGTCTCCACGACCACCGCTGACGTGCTGCATCTGGCCGTCTTCCATCCACCACATCTCGAGGCTTTCCTCATCCTCGCTGCCAGGTTGATAGACCACACTGGGGGCGGGATCGGCGGTGACGTCCACGCTCATGCCGCAGGCGCGCAACAGTGGATCATAGGCCGGCGCCTCGCCGGCAGTACCGGAGCCGGCATATGGCACACGAATCTGCCGTTCCACGTAGGGTCCCGTATTGACCTGTTCGAAGGCGCCAAAGCCCTCACGCTGCCGCTCGCGTTCCGCGGTATTACCAGCGTAGGGATTACCACCATCGAGCATCACCACCTCAAGGATGGTGGCGCCGGTCATGTCGGGACTAGCAACGCCATAGGCAGATTCAACCTTGACCACCACATAGCGCTTCTGCCACTTCTTTTTTTTAGCCATCGCTCGGCTCCTTCACATCGCTGCTTGGCTTCTTCAACGCCGGCTTGGCGGCGGGCTTGGGTTCGGCCTTGGCAGTTGCCTTGGGCCGGGCCTCGGGCCGGGCCTCGGGCGCGGGCTTGGTGCGTTCGACCAGCACGCGCTTGCCGTCACGGATCTCGTAACGGCCACCGTGGTTGGGCATGGGGACCTCCGTCGGGTCAGGTGGAGAGGAGGCGCTGGAAGCGGTAGAGCTCGCGCCAGAAGACCAGGCGGCCAGAAACGGCCACCCGTTGGCCGCCGGCATACTCCAGCGGGGAAACGGCATCGTCGGTTTCAAGGCCCAGCAGCGCGTCGGCCACGGCCTGGCGCTGGGCATCGAGATCGCCCTGCTCGGCGACCAGAGTCACCGCGATGTGCTCGTGAACGGTCTGGCGAACCTCGAAGGTGCCAATGGCGTTGGGCTCGGCATCAGCCTGCACCGGATGCACAAACGCTGCGGGCAGTGCCGGGGCAGCGGTGGCCAGGCTGGTGGCCTGCAGCTCGAAGTGGGCGCGGTACTGGCGCGGGTCGAACTCGTAGTCGGTGGCGGCGTCGGTGATCTCCCAGCTCTCCAGGCCAGCGTGCGCCGCCACCCTGGCGATCAGGTCGTCACTCATGGTGCGCAGCGGGTCGAACGTCGGGCTGCGCAGGCTGAGCACGTAGGTGTCAACGCGGCTCAGGCGGTAGCCATCGACCTCGATGTCGCCCTGGCCGGCCAGGCTGTAGACGCCGGTAGTGTCCGGGGCGTCGTTGGGGAGATGCACCGGCCACAGGTTGCCGCCCACCACCGGGTCGACGAGCGTCACCAACCCGGGCACGGTGTCGGTCCGGCTGGGATCGGCATCGCTGGAGCGCCAGGCGGTGACGCCGGCACTGTCGAGCGCGGCGAGAATGGTGTCGATCATGTGCGCAGGCCCTTGCGATCGAGGTAGCGGGTCAGGCCGTCATAAAAGCGGCCGGCGAAGCCGGACTGGGTTTGCTCCAGGGCCGGCGAGAGAAACGGATTGGCGTCCATGTTCTCGGTGCCGCGCTCATGCCAGAGGCCCTTCCGCCCCTGCCATCGGCCGTTGATGCGGCGGTTGGTGCCGACCAGCAGGGCAACGGTGTCGGGCTCGATGCCGAGCCGTGCCTTGGCCGTCTTGCTGATCGAGCGATGCCCCACGGCCCTGGCCAGGTCACCGGTATCGTGTGGCGCAAGGCGCTTGGCCAGACGCTTGGTGGGGCCAATGGCACGCACCAGGCCAGAGCGAACGGCGCCCTGCTGCAGCTTGCGCTCCAGGTCGGCCATGTCGCGGCGGGCGGCATCGAACCCTTCGCCCTCGACCTGCCACTCAAACCCACTCATGGACCATGATCTCCAGTTCTCGGCGGCGACCGTCGAGGTCGAGCGGCCGTCCTTCGATGCGATAGGTCAATCCGTTGTGTTGGAGGCGTAGCGTCTTGCCGGTGGCGGCGGCCACATCGGCCCGCCAGCGCATGCGGATCTTGCCACTTGTCTCGCTCTGGGCCTCCTGGGCGGCGAGCAGCAGCCGGCCGCTGAGCGGCTCGACGCTGGCCCAGACGGTGGCGCCCGCCACCCAATCGGGCGGCGTGGCGCCGGAGTCGGATCGCGGGCCCTTCTGGTACCACTCCAGGGTGACGCGGTGGCGGAGTTTGCCGGCGCGCATGTCACTCCACCCGGCCGAACTTCTTCAGGCGCTCGTAGGTGCCGCGGGTCATGGGCACCGTCTCGCCGGCCTCGTGGGGTCGCCCGCCGCTGGCCCAGCGCACCTTGAGCTTGGCTTCGACCATGCCCGCCGAAGTGGCGCGCTGCGGTGCGACGCCCTCCTCCGCCGAGTCCTCGCGGGGAGGTGCAGCATCCGGTGAAGGCTCGGCATCGCTGGCCGGCGCGCCTTCGCCCTCCGCCGCTGCCGGGGCTGGCTCGTCCTCGGGGGAGCCTGCTCCGGGCACGTCCTGGCGTTCCTCGGCGGGCTCACTGGTGGCCGTCTCGGCGCCAGCTTCCGGCGGAACGGCGATGTCTTCCGGTGACGCGGTAGCGGTTTCGGCCGACGCAGCAGTGCGCCGCCCAGCACGTGGCTTTGCGGGTGACTTGGCCATGGCGGCCTCCTCAGTCGAAGTGGAAGTGGCGGTAAGGGCTGATCAGCGCCTGCACCGCCATGGGCAGTTCGGTGGCGATGGTGCCCAGCGCCACGGCCTCCCGATTCTCGTACCAGTGGCCGATCAGCAGCAGCATCGCGGTGGTCAGGTCATCGTCGAGCACCAGGGCATGCTCGTCGGTGGCATTGCCCTCGGCGTCGGTCGGAATCTCGCCCTCGGTGGCGTAGAGGTTCCGGCCGGTCTGGTGCTCCACCATCCGCCGGGCGGCGGTGGCGTAGGTGTCGAGCAGGGTGTCCTCCTCGACCTCGTCCGGCTCGAGCCGGACGTGCTGCTTGATGATGTCCAGCTCGAGCATCGTGGCTCCAGGAAGTCAGGGGCCGCCGGTGGCGGCCCGGTGGATCAGGTGGCCGGCGCCTGCAGCGCCTTGATGGCGGCGCGGTCCTGCAGCGCGCAGTCGAAGCGGTGGAAGGCGAGGAAGCCGGTCTGGTCGTACTCGGCGTAGCGCTCCACCAGGCGCTTCAGCACCATGTAACGAACACGGCGAATCACGAACTGCTTGAAGTCGCCGGCGTACATGAACTTGGCACTGGCGCCCAGACTGGCGATGCCCTGGTCGACGAAGTACTCCTTGCCGAGGATGCTGGCCGGCGCCGCGCCGGCGACGGCCGGCAGCCACAGCGGGCGACCGTTGGCGTCTTCCATCTCGGTGAGCAGCTGCAGGGTGTTGTCGTTGAAGCCCAAGCGGAAGCCGGGCGAACGGCGATATGCCGGATCCACGGAATGGATCAGGCCGTTCACCTCCTGCCAGGTGAATTCAGCCAGCGACGCGGCATTTTTGACGTTGGTCACGGAGGCCTGCAGGCCCTTGGGCTGCACAGGCGTGCCAGCGCCGGAGCCCTGCACCAGATACTTGGCCTCGCCGCGCCCGAGACGCTGGCCGATGCGACTGGAGAGAAAGCCCTGGATATTGATGCCGCTGTCGTTGAGCAGCTCGTTCGACACACGGATGACCTTGGAGCTGAGCTTCTTGGCGCCCAGGGTCTCCATGCCGAAGTCGACGTCGCCCTCGGAGGCCGCCGAGTTCTCGCCGAGCAGCTCGCCTTCCTCCGCGGTGCCGTCACTGGTCGGCCACTCGATGGGGTTGCCCCGATCGGTGGTGATGACCTGGGACACGCTGGCCAGGCCGCCGTAGGCCTTCATGGCCTCGTGGACCTGGTTGAGTAGCTCGGTGGGCACGGTGTAGCCGCCTTTCTCGTCGGAGGACGTGCCCTGGGCGCGCATCTCGCGCAGCAGCTCGCGCTGCTCGGCGCTCATCTCGGCGGCGCCGTGGCGGAGGAAGGCGTCGAAGGCCTGGGAGCGCTGTTCGTCCTTAGAAGGGGCACCACGCTCCTCATCGCCGGCACCCGAACGCTGCTCCTCGTCGTTCTCCTCGACGAAGCGCTGGTCGGCGTCTCGGAGCTCCTCCTCCCGCTCGATCTTGTCGTTCAGGCCGTCGAGCTCGCCCTTCATGCGCTTCCACTCGGTGCGCTGCTCGTCGGTCCACTCGGCATCGCCGATCTTGTCATGCAGCGCCCGCATCTCCTTGGCGATGGTGTTATAGCGCTGCTTCAGCTCGTGCAGTTTCATGGCTGGCCCTCCAGGGCATTCAGGCGTGGATCATTTCAAGGAAGCGCTCGCGGGCGCGGCGCTCGTTGATGGCCTTGCGCGCGAGGTTCTGGACCTCGGCGCAGCGGGCCTCGAGGGAGCGCGCGGCGGCGCCCGCATCCGGGTAGGCCGGGTAGGTCACCGGCGAGACATCGAGCAGACGACTGAAGCGCGTGATGGTGCGCACGATCAGACCGTCGTCTTCTTCCCGCCACTCGTCGCCGTCGGGCGCGACGCGGAAGGCGAAGCTGGAACCGGTGATGTCGCCGCGCGACAGCGGCGCCAGCACCAGGTCACGCACGGACTGGGTGTCCGGCGGAGTGATCTCGTACCGCAGGCCCTCGGCATCGACAGACAGCTCGAGGGTCTTGGCGCGGGTGCGCCCCAGCACGAAGTTGGCGTCGTGGTTGAACAGGGCGCGGACGTCGTCGCCAAGCACGTCGTCGAAGGCGCCGGGGGCGATCTCTTCCTTGAACATGCCCATGATCATTTCGCTGCGCTTGTTGAAGACGGCGCCATGCCCGACGATCCGCGCGGGCTGGCCCTCCTCGCCTTCTTCGGCGCGCACTTCGGCGGCGAGCGCTCGCTTTTCGACTTCGCTCATGAGGTCGGCTCCTGGGAGTTGTCGGGTTGGCCGAGCTGGCTGGCCGGCTGGGCATTGACGCTGATCAGCATCTCGCTGAGGCCGTCGCGGGGATTCATGTCCTCGAGGACGCGGGCCTCGTTGCGGTCCATCCAGCCGTCGGTGATGGCGTAGTGATAGAACTCCGCGCGCTCCTTGGCGGTACCGCGCAGCAGGCCGGCGAGATTGAACTTCGCGTAGTAGCCGGCTCGCCGCTCGGCGCGGGTGAAGATCCGGCGGTTGATCTCCTGCTCCCAGTTCACGATCCAGGGCATCATCGTGTGTCGAACAAACTGGATGGCCTGCTCGCTGATGTTCGAGAAGGTGGCCTTGTCCAGGTCGTTGATCATGTGCGCCGGCACGTTGAAGATGCCGGCGATCTCGGAGCGGTTGAGCTTGCGGGTCTCGAGGAACTGGGCGTCTTCCGGCGGGATGGTGATCGACTTGTAGTCGAGCCCCACCGGCAGCATCAGCGTCTTGTTCTCCGACTGCTTGAGCTTGCCGACGGCATTGTTCCAGGTGGTCTTGAGTCGCTCCCAGCTTTCCTTGTTGAGCGACTCCTTCACGGACACCAGGCCGGTCGGCCGGCCACCGCCGGTGAAGAAGTCCTTGCCGTATCGCTGGGCGGCCAGGCCGAGGCCGATGGTCTCGGCGTGCTGACGAATCAGGCTCTTGCCGAGGCGCCCGTCGGAGCCCAGAGCGCGGACGTGGATCATGTCCTCGAGCTGCACCGCCCGGCTCTCCTCGTCGTCCGGGGTGACGGCGTAGAGGTAGCGGTTACCGTTGCGGACCAGCTGGGTTTCCCAGGGGCGCCGCGCGACCAGTTCGCGAAGCTCGCCGCGGTTGGAGCGCACCACCTGGGTGTAGCCGTTGCCCCATCCCAGCACGTGACCCTGCTTGGTCTCGCGCCACTTGTAGCTGGTCTGCCACTCGTTGGGCTCGTCGTGGAGCAGCCAGTAGGCGGGGTGATCCTTGGCGGCCTCAATGCTGTCGCCCTGCTTGCGCATCACGTGCAGCGGCAGCTGGGCGATGGAGGACGACAGCACGTAGATGCAGGCGTATACCGCCGACAGGGTCAGCGCGTTCTGGTTGTTCACGCTGATGCCGGGGGCGCCGTCGTCGATGTATTCGGCCAGGTTCTGGCCGGTCAGCGGCTCGTCGGGGTTCTCCAGGGATCGGCCCTCGGCTCCCGGCGAGAACAAGGAGTCGAGGATCATGCGGCATCCCCCTTGGCGGCGGCGCGCTTGGCGGCCCGGGCGCCGGCTAGCGCCAGCAACAGCAGCAGCCCGCCCGAGGTGATCAAAGCGTCCGCCAGACCGAAGCGCAGATAGAGGCCATAGGTCATCGCCCCGAAGCCGGCCAGGCCCAGGGTGTCGAACAGGAAGTGGCGCATCACATCACCAGGACGTCGTCATCGGAAAGGGTGTCGAGCACGCTGTCGCCCTGTTGGGCCGCGGCCATGGCGCGACCGATGCCCATGATCAGGGCCACCGCGCCGTCGATCTTGTTGTGGTCGCCCTGCTTGATGGGGCGTACCACGTCGTCATTGCCCGGCAGGTGCTTGCCCACCACGTTGCCCACGCACCAGGTCATGATCGGGTTGCCGTCGTGATGGAAGCGCCCGGAGACGATGGCCGCCTCCAGCTCCTTCATCGGGTCCGACATGTTGGTGTAGTTCTGCACCGTAGTGATCGGCGTCAACCCCTCGTCGTCCAGCTGGTGGGAGAGGTTGGCGGCGCCGTGCGGGTCGATGGGCGACTCGCTGGCCGGGGTCTCGAGGTTGGCCTCTTTGGCACATTCGAGGATCTCGCGGTAATCCACCTCGCTGCCTTCGGTGGGGTCGAGAATCTTGGCCTCGATCCAGCCCTGGTAGAGCTCGCCGAGGCGGCGATCGTCGTTGTCGAAGGCGGTGTCCTCCGGCACCCAGAACCGGGGGCAGATGCTGTAGTAGTGGACCTTGCCGTCGATGACCCGGGTGAAGAGCCGGGCCATGGAGTTCATGTCGAGTTTCCGCGCCAGGTCGAAAGCCAGCACGCAGTCCTCGCCGCGGAACTGCTCGATGGAGAGCGACGGGTCCTCGCAGACCCGCCAGGCCTCCATGTTGAAGTAGCCTTCCTTGGAGGTGACCCAGACGTTGAGGTGCTTGACCTTGAACTGGTTGGCGTAGCGGGCCCGGGCCACTGCCCTCGCCTGCTGGCTACGCAGGTAGTCCAGCTTCACCGACACGCCGATGTTCGGGTTCGCCTTGTAGAGCGCAGCCTCGCTGGTCCAGTCGTCGCCCTTGTCGATCGTGTAGATGATCCCGAAGAGCTCGTCGTCGCGGGTCACGCCGTCGAGCATCTCTGCGAGGCGCTCGCGCATCTCGTGGCAGGGTCCGGAGACGTCGTAACCGGCGGTGGTGATCACCCACATCAGCGGCTGTGTCCGGGCGCCCATGCCGGTGATCATGGTGTCGTAGAGGCGCGAGTCAGGGTGCTCGTGGTACTCGTCGACGATGGCGAAAGAGGGGCTCGAACCGTCGCCAGGGTCACCTATCACCGGCTCGAAGACACTGCCGTCGGTTCGCTCAAGCTTCTTAGCCCAGGCCACCACACCGAACTTCTTGCGCAGGTTGGGCAGCTTCTTGGCCATCTTCATGGCCGGGCGGAACACCTCCCACGCCTGCTTTTCGCTGGTCGCCCCGCAGTAGACCTCGGCGCCGTATTCATTGTCGGCGCAGAAGGCGTAAAGCCCGGCGCCGGCGGCGATGATCGACTTGCCGTTCTTGCGCGGCACCTCGATGTAGACCTCGCGGAACCGGCGGGCCTTGTCCTTCTTGCGGACCCAGCCGAACGCCACTGCGAACATGAACTGCTGCCAGGGCTCAAGCTCGATCCGCTTGGAGCCCCGGGCCCATTCGCCCTTCGTGTGGGGCAGCAGTTGGATGAACTTGCAGACCCGTTCAGCGATGTCTCGGTCGAAGCGATAGGGGTAGCTTTTGGCCTTGGCGGCCTTCAGGTCGTCTAGGTGCCGCGCGCAGGCGGCTTTCACATAACTGCAGGCGACAATCCGGCCGCCCACCACATCGCGCGCATACCTCTGCGCCGCGTTCACATTCGGGTAGGCGGCCATGGATCAGAACTCGTCGAATTCGTTGCCCTCGTTATTCTCGTCGCCGTTATTACCGCCGCCGAGCATGCGGATCCGAGTCAGCGGATCCAGACCCAGGAGCGAGCCAGTCCGAGTGAGCTGGGCGATGCAGTCGTTGCGCACCGCGACATAGGGGCTCTTCTTGATGCTCCCGTCGGCGGTGGGCACCGTCATGCCCTGGGCGGCGATCTCCTGCTCGGCCTGGAGCATGTAGGCAAAGCTGTTGCAGTAGGCGATCAGCAGCGGAGCATCCTCGAGCTCGAAGGTCCCGCGCTCGATCAGGATCTTGGACTGGGTCTTCCAGATACGGACGGCCGTCTCGTCGACCAGGTCATCCGGCGGTGCGATGCGGGTCAGCGAGCTCTTGTGCTGATGTTGCGTCTTCCGCTTTCGGCCTCCGCCAGAGGCCCGAACCGGTGCGGCGTTGGTCATCGGGCCCTCCAGAAAAACTTTCGTTATTTCTCATGCATAAAAAAACGACTGCACGGGCGGTGTCCGGTGGCGAGAGCTGTAGGGATTTGACCACCCCCTCCCCCTCAGGTGGCCCGCTCCCGGGCCCGTCGCGCCTCGTCCTGCGTCTTGGCCTTGTGGCAGGGGCTGCATATCGCCTCGAGGTTATGCGCCGCTGTGGGGCCGCCTTCGGCCTCTGGCACGATGTGGTCGACGTCGGCAGCCGGCGTCGCTTGGCCCTTGCGCAGGCAAGGCATGCAGAGGTGCCGGTCTCGCGTCATCACCTGGTCGCGCAGACGACGCCATGGCCGACCGCCACGCCCGCGCCCTGCCCGACCGTGCGACCAGGGCTTGGCGTGATCGGCATGCTCCTCGCAGTAGCCGTGACGCTCACGGGTCAGGTTGCGGCACAGGCGGACGCGGCATGGACTAGCAGGACGACGCGGCATACTTCCTCCTACTCGACCTCTTCACCAACCTCGTCGTGGCCCAGGATCAGGGCCACACCCAGCCGGTCGGCGTTGAAGCGGATACGCTGGGCCTCGTAGTCGGCGAGGAGCTGCAGCAAGTCGCGGTTATGGGTGACCACCCTGGTCGGGGCTGGCCTCGGCTCGATCATGAACCCCGGCACTGCCGGGCATGTCATCACCGGCATCGGTGCCGGCGGCGAGGTCGCGCACCCACTGGCGAACCCCAGCGGGCACAGGAGAATCAGCCCAATCGCGCGTCGCATCGTCATCGTCCTCCAGCTGCCGGGCCGCGGCGCGGTGATCCGCGATCGTTCGTTCGGACTGTTCAAGACGGGCCTCCCGCTGCCCCATCGCCTCGACCAGGTCGCCGTATTGCTGCGAGCGCATGGCCAGCGACGCCCGGGCTACCGCCGCCGCGTCCTGGGCGCGGTCACGTTCAATAACCAGGGCATCGCGGTCGCCGGTGACGTCAGCCAGTCGCCAGGTCAAACCAGCTATCACTACCATCGCCGCCGTCATCAGCCACGGCAGCGCCCGTGTCAGCAGTCCCGTCATCGTTGACCCCCTCGAGGCATAGATCCCGCTCGGCGGCCCGGCGGCGCGCCAGGCCACGCAGACGCTGCCCACCGGCATAGATCCACCGCGGCAGCTCGTTACAGGCGCCGACGATGTCACCGGCGTTGAGCTTCTCCAGCAGCGTGGAGCGGCGCAGCGCGCCGGCGCCGAGATTGAACGTGAACGACACCAGGGCCGCCCGGGTAGCGGGGGCGATCTCCACCTTGACGCTGCGATCGACGGCGTCCAGCGCGACGCCCAGGTCAGACTCAAGTAGCTCCCGACATTCGGCAGGCGTTTTGTGCTGCCCCGGGCCCGCCGTTGCGGTGTGACCGGTGCACACCGTCCACACCCCCACCGCGTCGCGATAGCTGCCCAGCTCGGTACCCTCGAATTGCGGCACGATAATCGCGGCCAGAGCCATGGCCCCCGCCCCACCGGCGACCGCCCGGGTTAGTCGCTTACGAAGCGTCATCGCGCCCCCTCGCCCGGCGGCGCTGATCGAGGTATTTCCAGACATCAAACGTCAGCCGGCACGCCACCAGGGCGATGCCTCCAACGCTAATAAGGTCGGCCGCCACCAGCTGGACGCCGCCGGTTTGGAACAGCGGATATTGCAGGACCGACACCACACCGCTCGGCTCCGGGGTAATAGAAACCGCCGAGGCATGCGCCTTAGAGACAAGACTGGTGGCGGTCACTGTTGGGCCGCCGCCGTAGGCGATCCAACGGCCGGTATCGATAGGCATGGGCAAACCTGCAAATCGGGAACAAAAAAGCTCGCACAAGGCGAGCAAGGAGACATAGGGAGCCGCCCACGGGAGTACGTGCTTGAGGGGACGACAAGCACTGGGCGGCACAAACAGAAGCGCCCCGGCGGGAAAGCCCGCCAGGGCGCAGTAATCGACAATGGCTATATAGTAGCTATCCAGTTACCAAAGCGCAAGGTGTTGTGTATTCCCTGTGAATTCTGTGGATAACATTGTCCAGCATTCGCCCTCGAGCCTGGGTCGCCGCCTTGCGCATGACGCCTGCCGACAGGAACCGGCAGCCACCACCCGGAGCGAAGCCGAGACGCTGTAGCGCCCACACCTGCCGTGACGGATGCACCAGCTGCTGGCTGGTCAGCTCCCGGCGCTCGTCGCGGGGCGCCATGGCCCTGGCCACCATCCGGGTGCACATCAGCACCGCCGCCGCCTGGTGCTCGGTGAGGCCACCCACCAAGGAATGGGCCACCTGCGCCAGCTCACTCTCGTAGCGATACCGGGTCGCCGCCTCGGCCATGTGATCGATGGCGCCGGTCGTCTCCCCTCGCCCCTCTCCGATCCCCGCCACCGGAGACACGGGCGCGAAGCCCTGGTTGGCATGGCGATGGCCCAGCCGCCACTCCGCCTCGATCTCCATCAACTCGGCTACCATGGCCCGAGCCGCCTCGAGGCTTCTCGACGCCTTCGGCCCCAGTGTTCGAATCACCGTCTCCAGCTGGCGGACTGACATACGCGACAGGTCCCCACCGACCAGTTGGCTGGTTCGCATCACTTCCTCCAGTTCGTCCCTGCTTCGATCCGCTGCACAGCGCCAGCCACCCGAGTCGGGGACAGGGCCATATACTCCCGCAGCACCTCCCGCGCCTCCTCGATGCCCTGCGCCAGCACCGCGCCATATCCCCGAGCATCCGCCAGCGCCAGCCAGTCGATCTGCGAGGCGGCAACGGCGGCATGGTTCGGCGGGGTCGCCTTGAACTCGAGGTAGAGCCCATGCATGCCGCCGCGCGCCTCCATCACGACCAAATCTGACACGCCTGCCTTCACGCCCTGGCGCTTCAGATCGGCGCCGGTCTTCTTGCTGCGCTGGCCACCGTTGGGTACGTGATAGGTCACCGGATAGGCCTGGCCCACTTCGGTACCGCGCTGCCACTCCCCGTAGAGCCACAGGATCAGCGCTTTCTGTTCGTTGCCCTCGTGGTCGACGCGGGGAGCGGCCGGCCGCCCTGCCCCGTTGCTGCCCAGTGCCGGCGCGTTGAGCGACCTCTCCCGCCAGGTGCGCTTGCAGCGGACCGGGCGCGCCTTGCTCCCAATGGTCATAGGCACCGCTCCTGTTGCTGTGGCTGGGCTTTATCCCCCATGGCGGATATTTCGCGATTATCCCCTACAGGGGATACGGCCCGGCGCTGCTGCCGCTCCCAGCGCTGGTAGTCAGCGACGATCCGGTCGAGCATTGCCCGCGCCTCGTCGTCGTGGTCGATCTCAGCGCGGCTACCCACGCCACAGGCTCGGCGGACAGCGTCGGCGGCATCCTGCTCGGTATGGGTACCGTCCGGCAGGTCGGTGACGCTCAGGCCATGCCGACGCCGCTGCGTGTGGTCGAGGTAGAGACGGAAGCGTGCGTTCTGGCACAGGATCGCTGCACGCCGCGCCTGCTGGCCGCCCTTGGCCGGGATGCGACCAGCACGGAAGGCATTCACGCTCGGGCATTCCGGCGCATGGTGTTGTCCCGACTGGCTGCCACATCCGCCACACGGCTCGCCGGTCTCGTGCTTGATCATCGTCATTCGGGGCTATCCTCCTCTGTCAGCGCCAGCACCTGGCGTGCCGGCCGGCCAGCGGTACCGACTACCTCGATCTCGCCCCGGTCCAGCAGCTCGTGGCAGCGCGGGCACACGGTCTGCAGGCCGAGACCAGTACGCTCGACCAGGTCATGCCGTGTGCTGGGCCCGTGCTGCCTCAGCGCCTCGAGCACGAGCTTGTGCTGCTGGTTGGCACGCCCGGAACGGCGCACATCGTCATAGGCCTCGCGGGAAACCTCATTGCCTGACGGCTGCATCACTGCGCTCATGGTCATCCCCTCGCCAAGGCGGCCCGCAGAAACCGGAGCCCCTGGTCGGCGTTCATGCTTTGCGGCAGCCCGGCATCGGCCACGCGCTGTTGTGCCTCCTCGCGCCCCGCCCGCTCGGCCAATTCGGCACGGCCCCGCTTGGCGTCGTGCTCCAGGGACGCCCGGGGGCGCATGCTGTCGCCCCGCGCTACCCGCTCAACAACGCAGTCTCGATTGCCGCTGGCGTAGTAGTGCTGGAACTGCCGGCGGTGCTCGCCGAGCTGGTGGTAACTCGCGCTACGCAGGTTGTGCAGGTCGACGTGCTCGGCGGCGGCCGCCACGGCGTCATGAAGGAACGGCTTTCCGGCGAAGGCATGCTCCTGGACGTTGCGCCAAGCCTCCTCGGTGCTCGGCAGCCCCAACGGCTCCGGACGCAGGCGACAGCCCTTGGCGAACAGCATCGGGCTATCCGGTGGCCAGGCGGTACGCCCCTCGGCCACGGCAGTGGCGGCAGCCTCGTTCAGGGCAGCCAGCCCGCAGGTCACGTGGGCTTCGCTCAGGTGCTGCAGGGCCCGCAGCCACTCGCCGGTGACGTCGAGGCAAACCCACTGGCCCTCGACCTCCTCGCCCCAGCCGGCATCAGCGCAACGACGACGCCAGTGCACGCCATAGAGCTGGCCCAGGGCATCGAACAGCCAGTCGATGGTTTGCTCAGTGACCGGGGCCAGTGTCCCCGTCGTAGACCTCGCCCCCTGACGGGCCCGCTGCTTGCTCTCGGCGGCGTTGCTCAACGATGCGACGAGCTTCCGCGGCGCTGAGGTTGGCGAAGCGCTGACGCTGGCCAGCATGTCCTGTGCGGTTTCCATGAGGCTGTCCTCCCGTGGTGGCGCTCTTCGCAGCCTGAGCGCGGCGGTCATCGTTGCGGATCCAGTCGACGAACTTGGCGAGCCAGGCGGCCTGTCCGTGACGGCGGCCTGGGGCATCGGCGTGGTGAGCGGTGAACTTGGCAAGCTGGGCCGGGGTGTACTCGGTGTCGGCAGCCAGGCAAGCACGCTGGCAGGCCATGGCGAACGCCTCGGGCTCGGGCTGCCAGTCGAGTGTCATGGCGAAGCGGTGATCACTGGCCGGCGGCTGGCCATCGTCATCACGACCGGCAGCCTGGCCGAACACCTGGTGCTCGTTCGGATTGCCGCTCGCGCCGGAGAGAGAGTAGGGGTTGGTTAAGGACGTTTCGGGTGCAGCTCCTGCACCCCGTAGCGTCGTCATTTGCACCCCGTTGGCAGAATTCTGCACCCCGTTCTCTTCACGGGGTGCATCCTGTGCACCCCGCGAGTCCTTTCCACGGGGTGCAGCATTTGCACCCGGCTCGATGGGCATGTCCGGTTCCTGCTCGTCGCCGACCGGCTCGAGGTCCTCCAGCCCCACCCCCAGTGCCAGGTCATATACCGTGGGGCGACGGTCTGCCCGATCGATGATCGCCGCGGCAACCCGCTGGTTGCCCTTGCGGATCAGCCCTTCTTCCTGAAGCAGCTTGAGCTTGGCGATCACCGTGCGACGGCCCAAGCCGGTATAGCGGCGCAGCAGGTCGACGCTCGGGAAGGCATGGCGACCTTCGTGGTTGGCATGATTGGCCAGGCCGAAAAGCACCGCCCGGGCGCCAGGGTCGGTGACAGCCTGCTGGTGGAGGGCCCAGGAAGTAGCTTCAACCGACATGGCCACCTCCAGGCGAATAGAAGGTCTCGGTGCCCACTGATAAGCTGAGCTTGCCCACACCCCGCTGAAGGATCGGCATGAGACGGCTCAAGGAATGGTGGAAGCGCTGGAAAGCCAAGCACTGGGAGAAAGACATCGAGGTCATTGATGACTCACAGATCATTGGCTTCTTCCCGGTTGTACCTCCGCTCCGGGCGCGCTGGGAGGCCATTCGGCCCCACCTCAAGAGATGGACGCCTGATGTGGCCGTGGGCGTGTTAGCTGGCATCATCACTACCCTCATCCTTCGCCTGTTCGGCCTCTAGCCGATCTGCCATCCAGCGGAGCCAGCGAATTCGCTCCTCCGGCGACGTGTCTGACGAAAACATCGCGCATGGCAATGGCTCAGGCCTTACCGAGAATGACCGGGCTGGCTTGCGCCGCCGCCCCAAGCAGGCACCGAGCGCCAGCCCAGCGGCCAGGTAAAGAAGCTCTTCCATCACAGCGTTTCTCCCTCGAGCTGCGCCAGCTCGGCCTTGTACTCCTCTACCAGCTGCGCGTGGTGGCTCCAGTTCTCGACAACCCGCTCTCGGGCCTCGTCGTCTTCCTGCTCGGCTTCCACCAGCGCCAGCAGCGATGCCATGGCGTGATGGAACTGCGCCCGGGCGCGGGCCTCACCGGCCGGCCCCAGCTCGTGCAGCGCGTTCTCAACGGCAAGCCCGAGGCTGGCCACCTCGAGGATTAAGTCAGTGCGTGAGCTATTCCCGTAGCTCGGCAGCATCAATGCGGCAGTCATCTCGTCCCCCTGTCCTTTTCCTGTATGGCTATCCACCCCGGTCAGGCGGTCGTTGCCGGAGCCCGGCCGGGCGTAAGCTTTGGGGCATGGGAAGAAAGCAGCTCCGGCCACAGGACATGCCAATCATCCGGCCGAAGAGACTTGCGAGTTGCCGCACCGTAGGAAGCCACTTCGACACGCACTGCGATCTCTGGGGATGCTGGCTTGTGGCCATAGGCGATCTGCTTGAGATAGGCACGCGTGGTGCCAGTGGCGGAGACCTGCTTATCACTGGCGTTCCTCAGCCAGCAAAGCAGGCCTTCATGGCGGGTCTTCATGGGGCAGCTCCTTTGGTTGCTGCCCGAAAGGATTACCCATGGGTAATCATTTAGTCAATACCTGAGGGTAATTTACCTATGAGTAACAGTGCCCGAATATAGCCACATGAACATTGCCGACCTACGCCGTGACAACCTGCGGGCCTTGCTCAATGAGCGGTTCGAGGGGAAGAAAGCCGCCCTGGCTCATGCCATCGAGCGTGAGCCGAGCTATATATCCCGCTGCTTGAGCGACAAGGCCCACCGAAAGAAGATCGGCGAGGACTTCGCACGGCACATCGAGAAGGCGCTGGCCCTTCCCAATGGCTGGATGGATCGGGAAACCACGGAGGCAGTGCCTCAAGCGAGTGAGCGCCCAAATAGTGAGGGAGCGTCGGTCACCAATATTCGCGAAGCCCCGCAGCCGCTGCACTACCACCGCTATCCAGTGATCAGCCGGGTGCAGGCCGGCGCCTGGACGGAATGCGTCACGCCCTACGAGCCCGGTGCCGAGCCGCACGAGGAGTCCACCGACTACCGCGCCCAAGGCAAGGCCTTCTGGTTGGAGGTGCAAGGCGACTCCATGACCGCCCCGCCTGGCATGCGCCCCAGCGTCCCCGAAGGCACCTTGGTGCTGTTCGATACCGGCATCGAGGCTGCGCCTGGCAAGCTGGTGGCCGCCCTGCTGGCCGACAGCAACGAGGCCACCTTCAAGCAGCTGATCGAGGACAGTGGGCAGCGCTACCTGAAGGCACTCAACCCGGCCTACCCGCTGATCCCCATCAACGGTAACTGCCGGATCCTCGGCGTGGCCGTGGAGGCCAAGACGCGGCTATGAACTACACACCTGGCAGGAGATAGCGCGCGAGGGAGAGAGGCATGACGAAAGCCCCAACATGGATCGATGACTGTCATGCCTGGTGCCAACAGGTTAAGTACCTTGCGATCCAGCCGGAGCACCAGGAGTGGCGCGAGAAGCAACCCAACACCCTGTGGCTACGCGCCCAGGTGTTAAATTCCCGGCGCGAAACGATGCCAAACCTCTACTTCAAGGCCGAATACCGCCTGGGCATACGCACGGGGCGAGAGACGTACGACTTCCAGTTGATGTGGCGTGATCCGATACCCAAGGGCCAACATCGGCGAGTTTTGTGTGTCGAAATTGACGAGGTTTGGAAACGTACCCACGCTGAGCCAGACGGTACGGACATCTACGGCACCCACGTACAGCTCGGCGACAAACGCGCCGGCAGCTATTGTGTGCGAGAATGGCGCGTCCCGCCGGAGCGAGACCACTGGAGAGACTGGGCCCGCCGCTTTGGCAAGCTAGCCTGGCTCGGCCATACTTCTACCATCCTCCTTCCCCCCTTCGGAGACGACTTGTTCGGGTGAACCATGGAATGCACCGAGTTTTTCAAGGCATCAGGCTGGCGATGCACGCCCATCAAGGCGAGCAAGGGTACACCATGCCTGTACGTTTCCCTGCCGGTGACATTCGCGACGGGGCATCCCTGTGACATCTACGTCTTTGAGGAACCCGGTGGTCGTCTGCGCCTATCGGATGATGGCGACACCCTTAGCCACTTTCATCGCATTGGCTACGCCTTGGAAGACAAACGTCGTTGGAAGGGGTTAATCAGTCTGGCCAATGAATACGGCTTCGAACTCACCGAGCACGGCGAGCTGACAGCTGTGTTTCCTCGAGAGCGACTGGGAAGCCACGTCGACAGGCTGTTACAGCTTTACTCGGCGCTGATCGCCTGGGAGCGCGAGCACTATACCGAAGGCGACCAGGACTTCAGTTTAACGGAGGAAGTGGAACGGCTGCTGCACTTCTTGGAGCCAAGTCGAGAGGTCATCCGTTCGCCGACACTCAGTACCCCTTCAGGCGAAGTCAGATTCGATCTTCGCTGGGGCAGCACTTACGTGGATGCGTTGCGCCCCAATGCCCAAAGCATCAACAGCCGACTTCGCAAAGTGTTGATGCTCCAAAGTGACGAGGACACCCCGGACATGCTGTTCGTGATTGATGACCGTTCATCGCGGCTCAAGGCCGAAGCCGAGCGCGATGTTCTGGGGCGCATGACCCATGCTACCCTGCTGTCCGATCTTCAGCACCGGGCCGCCGGCACCCTCCCCTTGCACTGACCGGCGAGGCTTCGACACAGTCTCAATTCGCCCTACAGGCGGGTTTTCATGCGCGAACGAAAAGGCCCGCACCAACCGGCGCGGGCCTCTCTCGTTCCACCGGCTGGTTTACAGCTGGCCAAGCAGCTGCATGTCGCCGCGCAGCTCCTGCGGCACATCCTGCACCAGCACGATGTTTAGCGCCTGGCTGCCATCCTCGGCGGTGGCCACGCTCTCACCCAAGCTGGTGTTGATCTCGTTCGGACTCAGTGAATACATGGAACCGGTCAGCGGATCCACGATCAGCCAGCCGATCAGACCACCGAACACCAGGTTGCCCCCGATGTACCAGCCATTTGGTGAGCTGGAGATCGCCACCGTGCGGGACTGGTATCCATCCTTGCTGATGGTGACGCTGTAGTCCTTGCCGCCGAAGTAGCTGCCATCCGATTTGCGCAGGGTCACGGTAGTCGGGGTCTGACCCTCGAACACGTCCATGCTGCGCTCGTCGGTAATCACCACATCCGCCTGTGACGGCGTACTATTGATGGTGATCGCCTGTTCCTTGTCTCCCACAATGCTCGCGCAACCGCTGAGCGTCATCACGCTAGCCGCGGCAACCGCGACAGCCATCCCCTTGATTTTCATAAGTTCCCTTGCGTAGTAGGTATTATCTTCATTCCCGGGGTTCACCCGGGCGAAAGATGCTAACCCGACTCCACTTATCGCCTCAATAGACTTAGGTCATAGACATAGCCAATAGCCCGCCCATGGGGTGGGATTTTTGTGCCTGCTCACCAAAAAATTACCTACAGGTATTGACCTGATAATTACCCGTGGGTAATAGTTACCTCACCAGGTAACGACATGGATGAGGGGACATCTCATGGATCACGCACCACAGCACATCGAGTTCGCCGGCTTTCGCTGCCGCATCGGCGGCCGCGGGTCGAGCTGGCCCACCGCCAAGCAGGCCATGGTACTCGCCGGCCTCGCCGCCGGCATGACGCAGAAGGAAATCGCCCGGGAGCGCGGCATCAGCCCGGCCACCGTGAAGAGCACCGCCGAGGCCATCTACTACCGGCTGAACGCCACCCGCGCCGCTGACGCCATCGTGAAGGGCCTGCGGCGTACCTGGATTGCCCCGATCGTGATCCTGCTGATGTGCGCCGACCTCCATGGCCAGAGCCTGCGAGCCCGCATGCCGGTGCGCACGCGCCAGCAGACCACTGTCACCGCCCGCGCCGCCTCAGGTGGCCGCGGACCGGACCTGGGGGAGCTGATCGCATGAATATCCCGAGCCACCTTCGATTCCTGATGGCCGGCATCCAAGACCGCGCCACCGACCTCGCCCTGCAGGGGCATACAAGCGTGCGCTGCGAACTGGACGTCGGCCAGGGTTACGCGGTGTTCGAGCTGGTGACCCGTCCGGGGTGCTGCGCCACCACCAGCAAGGACACCACCCGCATCACCGCCAGCCTTCGGGAGGTCATGTTTCCCAGCGCCAGCGGCATGACGGTCGCCGAGGCCAGCAGTGAAGCCCGCGCCAACCTGGGCGCCATGCTCGATCACCTGAATGCCCTGATGGCCAACGAGGGAGCCACCCCATGCGCATGACACGCACAGACCGCAACACCGGCGGCATCGTTGGTGGGTTCGCCGCCCTGGTCATGGCCGCCGCCGGCATGCTCGCCATGGCAGCAGTCACCCGCATCGACACCCAGGTGGCCAGCGAGGCGCACCGCCAGTATTGCCAGGACGTCGCCCTGTGGCGTTCAGAGGTCGAGCGCGGTGTGCCGTTGAACCGCCGCGCTGGGCAGCCCGATTACCGCCAGATCGCCGACGAGCAGTGCCCTGCCCGCGTGCAACCCATGGATCACACCGCCCAGCGCCAGCTGGTGCAGTTCTGAGGAGAGCCATCATGCGACTGATCGACCAGCTGACAGCCCACCCGCTCCTCGATGAGCGCCCCATCAAGCACGTGCTCGAGCCGATGGGATTCGAGGTTCACGTCGAGAGCGTGGAGTCGCCCTGCCCGGATGACATGCCGGAGGAGCATCAGCGCTTCACCGAAGACCCGGACGCCTACCTGGAGGGACTGGACTTCGACGTGCCGGATGGGTTCACCGAGCTGGGCCGCTGGGAGACCGAGGAGGCAGAGATCGTGCTGCTGGCAGTGAAGCCAGCCACCGCGCTGGCCCTCGCCCTGATGACCCCGGTGGACGATGCGGAGGTGCTGGAATGAAGGAACGTCCGATCCTGTTCAACGACGAGATGGTCCGCGCCCTGCTCGACGGCCGGAAGACGCAGACGCGGCGGCTGGTGAAGCCGCAGCCGCCGGCCACGCATTCGTTCAAGGGCTACGTGATTGAGTCTTCCCGCCGGAAGGATGAGGGGAAGTTCAGCTGGGGCATCAAGGAGTCCGAGTACCACTTCCGAGACACGATGTACGTGGGTTGCCCCTACGGCCAGCCCGGCGACCGGCTGTGGGTGCGGGAGGCGTGGCAAGGGCCACTGGTCAGCGAAGACGAGATGATGGAACACCCAACCTGGGCCAAAGACCTTTCCACCTACGAGGACCCAGCGCACTGCTCCTATCGCGCCTCCGGCGACTCTTGCGAGTTTTTCGACGCCCATGAGGACGAGGTTGTCGCACGCTGGAGGCCCTCCATTCACATGCCGCGCTGGGCCTGCCGCATCCTGCTCGAAGTGACCGCCGTGCGCGTCGAGCGGCTGCAGGACATCAGCGAGACCGATGCTCTAGCCGAGGGCGTTGACGGCGAGGCGGAAGCTGCCGCCGCCCGCCTTCCATGGCACGACAATCCGCGCCGAGCCTTTCGATTCCTCTGGAAACGCATCAACGGCCCCGACAGCTGGGACGCCAACCCCTGGGTCTGGGTCGTCGAGTTCCGCCGCCTCGATGCGCAGGAGATAGCCGCATGACTCTCCGCCTCACCAAGCCACAGAAGCGCCTCATCACAGCCCTGCAGGCACGCAGCCAGCTCGTTCACCACTTGCATGGGGGGGGGGTGGCGCCTATTCGACGGCACGCCAGTTCACTACCGCACGATCGAAGCGCTCGCCGAGCAGGGTGTGCTGATCCCCGCCGCCACTGACCTATTCGATGACCAGCCGGCGGCCTACCAGCTGTCGCCTGAGCAACATTGAGGAAACCCAACATGATCAAGAACGCCATCGTCTTCAAGGCCGAACTTCCCAGCATCGACGCGGTGCGCCAGCACCTCCAGGAAATCGAGTGGCGGGAGCTGAATGACCTGGAGTACCGCCGCAGCTGTTTCGTAGCGAACGAAACCACCGGCGACCTGGTGACCGACTTCCCCGGAGGCTTCGCCCTGCGCCTGCGCACCGACGAGAAGATCGTCCCGCCGGCCGTCGTCCAGGCCGAGACGGACAAGCAGGTCGCCGAGATCGAGGAGCGCAACGGCGAGAAGCTGCCCAGGAAGTCCCGCACCGCCATCAAGGAAGAGGTTTTCCTCGCGCTCTGCGCCCAGGCGTTGACCAGCACCACCTACACCTGGGCGTTCTACCACGCCGCAGAACAGCTTCTGATCGTAGATACCGCAGGCAAGCCCAAGGCCGACCGCCTCGCCCAGACGCTGATCCAGCTGATCGGCAGCGTGAAGACCGAGACGATCCATGTCAGCGACATCAAGCACGGCGTCACCACTCGCCTGCGGCAGCTTATCAGTGGCGACGTTGAGGCACCGTTCGGGCGCCTGGGGATCGACGATCACGCCCAGCTCGTCCGGCGCTTCGACGAGGTCGAGAAGGTGACCTATGCCGGCACCGACGTGGCGAACAACCACGAACTGCTCGAGCAGCTGGAGGCAGGCTATCAGGTCGAGGATCTCGGCATGGTGCTCAGCCGCATGCACTTCCGCCTCACAAGCCAGTTCCGCCTCAAGTCCATCAACTTCAGCCCCATCGAAGACGACGAGTCAGAGGACGCCGATGACGCTGCCCACGCCTGGCGCATGACAGCTCTGGATGAAGTCGAGCAGATCACCGATGTGGTGAAAGAACTCTGCGACCTCCTCGGCTACCAGGAAGAGCAAGAGCAGGCCGCCTAACACTCTCCGGTCGCCCTGGTCGCACCAGGGCCTCGCCCCAGGCATCGCCGGCCAGTGCCACGGGGATCACGAGCAAAACGCCGGCAGCTGGTGACGGGTTCTCACCATTGCCCGAGCGCCAGCACCCCATCAGTTCCCTGCGCTTCCCGGCCTTCGGGCCGGGCTTTTTCAGGGCAGCGGTGAAGCAGTCGTCAAGGATTGCTTGACCACTGGCTTGGCAACACGAGGAGGTCGCAATGCGCACCTGGAAAGAATGGACCACGCGACAGCACGCCATCCTCGATCGGGATTATCCCGATGGCGTGCCGCTGGATGAGATAGCCCAGCACACCGGGCACAGCATCTATGCCGTGAAGACCCGAGCCGCCGAGCGCGGCCTGGTTCACCCCAACCGCAGCAGCCAGGCGTGCATCGCCCGCTTCGAGCGCCAGCACGGCAAGCCCCTCGCGCGGATAGCCCTCTGGTACCGCGAGCGGCGCCTGCCTCGTACCGCTCTCGCGCACGACATCGGCATCGAGATCAAGGCGCTGCGCACCGCTATGGGCGATGAGCTCTGGCAGTCGTGGCCGCGCATGACCATCGGCCGGATCGACGCCGCCAAGAAGCGGCGCAAGGCCTCCAATCGCCAGCACGAAAAAAGGAAGAGCGCATGATAGCTATCGATCTGTTCACCAGGCTCGACAGCCCGAGCCTGGTGCCAAGAGAAGAGTCCAGCGGCAGGCGAAGAGGTTGGGCTAAGGCTAATCGAGGACCTTGTCGATCGCGGCCCTCGCGTGGCGCTCCCCGATTTCTAGGGTTGCTTCGTAAGTTTCTGCTTCTTCATCTGCGATCATCTTGTGCCCGCACAGCGATCCTCTATTGTCGGCAATCCAATATTCAGCCACCGGAGTCGATCCGCCAGATGGGTGGACAACTTCAGAAACACGCACGCTGTAGTGGTACCCGCGCCACTCCCCGTAATTCGTCGACGTTTCTCTCATTTTTCAACACCTCCATCCCCGTCTGGAACCTCAAGTTAGTCCAGCCCATCCGCCCCAACCACCACTGATTGGCGGCCTCACTATGGAGTCACGGACGAAACGATGTGCTAGTTAAAGCCCCCTCGCTCATGCAGCAAATCTTCATCAAGCGTACTGAGGGTGGGCGTGTCGTACTCCTGACGAGCCTCCTCTAGCCTGGATCGAGTTTTCCCTATGTCAAAACGACGCCGACTTAGCAAAATGAGTAGCGTACCCGAGACGCGATATGGACCGCATTCGGGGCAATCCCATCCCCGGAGGTCTCCGCAGCTGACTAGCTCCTCGGCAAGACCGCCGCACACAAGGCATTGCATAAGGACCTCCATCATTGGGCCTACCACCCTAGCCCAGGCCCAACCGTTTCGACCACTCCTGAATGGCGGCCGCTTCGCCCTTGTCGGCTTACATCACAGGGCCGGGGCTCTGACTCGTCAGCGCCAGCACAAAAGGCAAAGCCTGCCCCTCCACATGCTGGGCAATGCCGTGTGCCCACCAGTAGCTAGGGACGTGATAGGCGCACTCAAGGTGGCTGCATGAACCAGCCCACCCACACCCACAAGTTCCAGGGCGGGCGCTTCGCCTTGATCACTGAGACACCCGGCACCGGGCCGCTCCAAGGGCAGACGCTGGTCGTCTACCACGATCTCACCAAGGACGTTCAGGGTGCTACCACCCTAGAGGACTGGCGCAAGCAGTGGCGCCAGGTGGCCGCCGACGACTGCACCGTGTGCATGGGCACCGGTACCGACCAGATCAAGGGCAACAAGGCCGCCCCATGTGGCGGGTGCCTCGGGCTCGGGAAGGTGCGCCAAGACGGCGAGACGCCGGAAGATCGCTGGCAGGTGGCCGACGTCGCCCTCGGCATCATCCGGCGCCAGGCGCGGATCATCGAGCAGCGGGACCAGGTGCTGGCATTCCCCGAGGTACAGAAGGCACTGCAGGCAAGGAAGGCGAAAAAGGAAAAGGAGCCGCCGGACTGGGTCCAGCGTGAACAGGAATGGCGAGATGGGGGCGGCCGTGGCCACGGCGGCCGCCGGCACACAGGAGACTGACGATGGGCTTGGTACTCTCCAGAGATGAAGTGCGCGAGCTAACGGGGTGCGCCCAGCGCGCGCTCCAGCGCCAGCACTTGGATGCCCTGGGCGTCCCCTACGGCGTCAATGCCCAGGGATGGCCGGTGGTGCTACGCGACGCCGCAGTGAAGGCCCTGGGCGGCGAGGCAGCCAACGACGCGCGCCACGAGGAGGCGACTATCAACATGAGGTTCCTCGATTCATGAAGGACATGCCGAAGCGCTGGGCCTACAAGCACGGCGCCTACTACTACCGGCCTAGGGATAGCGAACGGGAGCTGTTCGACGACAAAAGTTGGTACCGCCTGGGCCGCACCTACAGCGAAGCGTTGCGCACATTCGCTGGCATCCAAGAACTGCAGGTGAGCGAGAAGCTGATCAGTGTCATCGATCGCTACAAGGTCGAGGTGCTGGGGAAACGCAGCATCAGCACCCAAAACGGCTACGGGGTGGCGATCCGCCGTCTGCGCCAGGGCCTGGGCCACAACCCGGTGGCGGCGATCACGCCGAAAGTGGCCTATCGCTACATGGATGCCCTCGCCAAGGCCAAGGGCATGTCGGTGGCGAACACTGACCTCAAGGTGCTGAACCAGGTGATGAACGCAGCGGTGCGCTGGGGGATCATAGAGCGCAACCCGCTCAAGGGGGCGGTCAAGTACTTCGGCAAGCGGGATGGCTTAAAGAAAGAGCGGGATCGCTACGTCGAGGACTGGGAGCTGGCCGCCTGGCAGAGCGTGGCCACGCCTCAACAACGGGCCTTTGCGGCCATCGTCATGCTCACCGGTATTCGCAAGGGCGACTGCCTGGGCATCATGGAAGCCCACATCACCGATGAAACCCTGACGATTCACGTCAGCAAGAACAGCCGGCCGGTCGTGTTCGAGATGACCAAGGCTCTACGCGCCGCCATCGAGCAGGCCAGGGCATGCAAGCCGGCACCCTCGCTCTACCTGCTGCCCAATCGCTTCGGCCGCTGCCAGGTCAGCCCCAGCGGCAAGAGCCAGCCGTTCGATGACAAGTGGCGGCAGACCATGCGCCAGGCAATCAAGGAAACCGACCTGGAGGAGCCATTCACCCGGCATGACCTGCGAGCCAAGGTGGGCAGTGACGCCGAGGACGAACGCCGCGCCCAGGAGCTGCTCGACCACAGCGACCCGAGCATTACGCGCCAGCACTACCGTCGAAAGAAACGCACCATTCGGCCGGTGAAATAG